ATCACTTGTTGGATGTTTGGAAAGTTCCAGGCAACTGGACTTGTTGCAAGCCACGAGATAATGTGATCGTCTCCAAACACATCCAGCTCAACATAGTGCTTGAAAGCCTGTGCGTCCATGCCAGTAAGCTCCCTCCACGCCATCAGGTAAAGCACAATGGACCCGATGGAGTTGTCCATGGTCGTGGACGAATGGCCTGTGGTCAAGCCAGTCCCCTTGCCATAAATATCGCCGGTACTGGTAGTGTTTAAAAGTTGATTGTTCACTTGATCATAATTGAGGTCAATCAACTTACAAATTCTGTCAACATCCTTATGACCGCTGAAGCCCCTCTTTCTAACAGCCTTGATGATCTCCCTGACATTCCCAGACAAAGTGGAATCAAAGTCAGAGAAATCACCTGCAAAGTGAACCTGGCATCTAGAATGCCTGTCATACACCTTGTTGAACCAGAACCCATTTAGGGGCATGCCGACCTTAATGGGTGTGCTTTCAAAACGGAAGTTGTGGTTGGGGTAGAAGTTGAACACCGTCGAAAGGATGTACTGGCCCAAAGGCGAGCCAACAACAGTGCGGACCTTGTCTGCTAAAAACTTCTTCGGCGGTAAAGCTTCCCCTTTCACAGAAACATGCGCCACTGGTGTAATAAGCGAGGCAACCTCAAAGGTTTTCCTCCAAAGTTCCTTGAAAGACTTGTAACCGATCGTGGAGATGAACTTCCAGCGGGAATATTTCTTCCTGGGATTTGCAGGGTCCACCATAAAACTACCCAAAGCATACTTCTTCTCCCAGAGCCGAATGATGTGGTTGAAGGGGGCCAATTTGGAGAACTTGAAAATGTCACCTATCAAAAACCACACATCATCAAGAGGCAAATCAGGGAAATCGTAGCGTGGGCTTTTGAAGTAGCGAGCAATCGATTCCAGCTCGTTCTCCAGGGACATGTACTCCTCAGTCCTGCGGAATTCAACAGCCTTTATCCTGAGTGGATCAAGAATCTTGTCAACGTACATTTGACGCTGATGAAGACCTTGCTGCCAGCTTGAGCCAGCCACAAGCCAGTCAGCATAGGCAGACGATGAGGCAAACCTGGAGGGACTTGCCAACTCAACATTTATAGGCCAGCCTAAATCCTTCATCACAGACAGGGAAGAAGCGATGTCCTCTGACGAATAAGACTGTGGCTGCTTGGACAAAATATAATTGGGCAAACCAAGATCAGCAATGACAATGCCCAATTTTGAGAGAGAGTCAGCCAAATAAGCCTTGCCTGTGACACCTTTGCGGATTTTGAACCCCTCTTTGGAAAACCATTTAATGCCAGTGAAGTTGAATTCCAACCAAACATTCACAGCTTCAACCACGAGAATGGTAAGTTCCAATTTCACACGATAATACCACCCGCCAAAGTTAGCACGCCAGAGTGAAGAGAGCACTGCTGAAGTGATCATCACAAAAGATACCAAAGATGAGGTGCTCACTGTAGCGAGCAAAAGGATCACATAAACACCCCACTTGACAACACGCTGCAAGTTCTCCATTAAAGACTTGACAGGTCTGAAGGCATGAGAGAAAACAAAAGCACCGCATGCGTACCAGAGGGTAGGGCTGAAGTTCATGAGGGTTTTGGCATAGAGGATGCAAGAGCTCCACAGAATAGATGAGTTTTCGTACCACCCTGAAAGCTTATGCGTGCCATTGACTTTCCTGAGAGAGGATAAAATGATGTCCTCAGAGGGACACCCCAGTAGAGGGTCAATCCCGGCCACAACCACTGAGGCATGACGCCTCAGAGAAAACCAAGACTCAGAATCTACCCATAGGGCATGCTCAGGCCCAAATTGTCGGATGAGTTCAGCCTCACGGTGGACAAAGCGTCGCAAAGTAAAGATCACCGCAAGCGCCACCAAAGAGACAAACCCAGGCAGCATGCCAGTCGCCCACAGTGTCACCCAAGGTGACAAAAATGGCGAAACAAACCAAAAGATGAGGAAAGGCACTGAAGAAACAAGTGCCAATAAACTCATGAACAACACACAAAAACACATCAGCAGCCCTAACCGAAGGAGCAGGCTGAGTGGGAAAAGGGCAAAAGAAAGAAGCCCGTGGTTCTCAATATGAG